ATATCGATGGTGCACCTAGTGGTAGCGATACGCCTGGTCGGCTCACATTTAGCACAACGCCTGACCAAACAGATAGCCCGGTTGAGCGCCTACGAATCGACAGCTCGGGAAAAATTGGATTTAACACTATCAATCCGCCAAGAGATTACTGTTTCCACAGCGGACAGGCTGATACAAATATTCAAATCACAAACAATACAACAGGTGTTGATGATAGTGCTGGTGCTTTAATTCAGCAGGATGGTAATGATTTTTACGTCTGGAATAAAGAAAATAGTTTCATGTCGTTTGGGACTAATGCTCTTGAGCAGATGAGAATTGACAGCTCGGGCAATGTTGGGATTGGACTATCAGCAAGTCTTGCTGGTTTATGCGTAAATTCAACTATCCGTTCTCAGAATAGTTCTAGCAACATTAGTTATATTGGTTTCACTACTTATCAAGCAAGTGCCACTGTTGGCACTATGTTTTCTTACATAGGCGGTGATGCAAGAAGCACTGGCTTTTTAAATTTTAATACTAATGATACCGAGCGGATGAGGATTACGGCTGGCGGTGCATCTAAATTTATGGCGAATGCAGGTGTTGACACTATTTACGGCAGCACATCTTCTGCCGCTGGTACCTCTGTAGCAATTTTTAGAGGCTCACATTCTGGAACTGCAGGTATTCCAGGAACTGGAACTGATTGTTTTTTCATTTTTTCAAACGGCGACGTTGCAAACACTAATAACTCTTACGGCGCAATATCTGATGTCAAACTGAAAGAAAACATCGTTGATGCCTCTTCTCAGTGGGATGACTTAAAAGCAATTCAGGTTCGTAACTACAACTTTATTGAAGGACAAACACATACTCAAATTGGTGTTGTCGCTCAAGAAGTTGAAACTGTATCGCCTGGCCTAGTCAGCGAATTGCCTGACCGTGACGAAGATAATAACGACCTTGGGACCGTTACCAAATCGGTGAACTATTCCGTGCTTTATATGAAGGCTGTAAAAGCACTTCAAGAAGCAATGGAACGTATTGAACAGCTTGAAACCAAAGTCGCAGCTCTTGAAGCTGGTTAACGGCAACCCGCCCCGTGGCAACGCGGGGCTTTGCATTTACACTAATCCTGCATTCGTTTAACTATGGCAAACACCTACGTTTGGAAAGTCGGTCAATGTGACAGACTCCTTGAAACCGGAATGATCAACACGCTCCATTACACAGTGAATGCCACTGACGAAGATGGAACATATAGCGTTGGCGCGTATGGCTCTGTTGGCCTTGAAGCCGGAGAGGCTGACAAATTTATTGCTTATGACGACGTGACAGAAGCGCAAGCTGTTTCATGGGCGCAATCCGCTATTGGTGGAGCGGACAAGGTTGCTGAAATTCATGCAGCATTAGATGCACAGCTTGCCGAAAAGAAAACGCCAACTACAGGTGCAGGTACGCCTTGGAGCGCATGATGCAACGACCTGATCCAATGATCCCTTGTAAGCCTGGCGCGGAGGATGTGCAAAGCATGTCTAACCGCACGCTATGGCTAGACGAGTTGTATTTCTTAGATGGCCGTGATCAAGCAGATCACCCACAGCGTGGTTTGTTTACTGGGCTAGCTGAGAAATATCAAAACTTGTCTTCCACTGACGGTTATTGACGGTCTGCCAACACAGTGACACACTCTCACAACTGTCACAGTGACAGTTCAAGTAACCTGTCAACGGAAAACGTTAAACCCCTTCCTAATGATCAAGTCTTTGATTGTGAGTGGTGCCGTCGCTACGGCAGCTGCGCTGGCATCTCCTGTTGTCGCAGGCGAAGTGTATGTAAATCCTGAGTACAACGCAGGTTTTTCAGGCGCTGAGTTCGTGGGCAGTTCACTAGAGGCTCACGTGGGATTCCAAGAAGGCCCCTTCTACATCCAAGCTGGACCCGCTCTTTCTAATGACGGCTCTGACTCTGAATGGGGTTTCTCCGGCAAAACTGGAGTTTCTGCTGCAGTGAGCGACAGCTTGAATCTCTACACCGAGGTTGGCTACGCAAAGTTTGAAGACGTTGATGCTTCTTATGGCCTGAAGCTTGGTGGCAAATACGCTTTTTGAGCTATAACTAAAGCATCCTCACACGGATAGTAGAAGGCTCCTGAAAAGGGGCCTTTTGCGTATCTGCCTTTGCTATGCAAAAAGTTTTCAACGTTCTATCAGTTGCAGCATTTGTCATGTCAGCAGGAATGCTTGGCAGCTCTGTGATGCTGTACTCACGCCTTCCGGGCATGATCACTCGTTATGCGGACAGCATTACTGGTGATGTTGCTGGAAAGGTTACTGAGATGATCCCTGATGAGATTGAAAGCGCAATGCCAGAACTTCCGACTGAAACTGGCTTGCCAATTAAGTTTCCTTAAAGTCAAGTCACCATTTTTGTATTGGCAGTTGGGTCGTTATCAGTCTCTGGAGCGATAGCTTCTGGTTTTGGCTCAAATGATAAAAGCCATTCGCGTAACGCATCTCCTGTTGGTGTTTTTGGCGGCCATTTGACAAATTTCAGCAGTGCTTTGCGATCAGTGAATAGTCTTGAGGTCTTGCCTGACCAGCATGTGTAAACGTAAGGCGGCCCCTCGTGTTGCTTGACACGTTGAATCCACAGTTGACCAGCTGTAAAGCGTTCTGATTTCATGCCGGAAATTCCTGAGATTGGTATTGGAGCGGTAAACGTGCCAGTTATTCCGGCTTGGCGGAGTATGCCGCCTCAGAGTATTCCAACTGAACCACCAGTCACTTTGCAAATTGGCTTTCCAGTTATACAAGTGCCTGGATGCGTTGAATCTAGAAATACACAGCCAGGCAACCAAAAGGCTTATACAAATGATCCCAAGGGAAATTTTGTAGTTTGCGATGGAACGATGCCATCGTTTAGGCCATTAGATTTTTCACCAGCGTTGCAACCGCCTGAAGGTGTAAAACCGCCAAGGTTAGACCCTGGAGAGGATAAGCCGAAAGAGACAGCCAAGACTCAATCGGCCATAAACCCCCTGCCAGCTGCTGAATCTGGCATTCCTATATTACCGGAAAATCTGCCTTGTCCACCACCAGATGCAATACCTATAGGAGCAAAAAATAAATTACAAACCGCTGTAATCATTGGCTACGAGATTGTTGACGGCAAGTGTGAGCCACAGCTTGAGTTATTGCCTGTCGCAAAGATTGTCGGCAACTACTTGCCTGGAGCGCCTGTTGTCATGACGACTGCAACGATTGCAGCAGTAGCAACCACCAGTGCCATTGTGGCAAAACCTTTAGGCGACTTTTTGCTTAAAGCTGTCAAACCAATTGTAAAAAAGACGATTAAAAAGATCAAAGAAAAACTAGGCAAAAAGGTAATTATCGAGTCTGCTTTTGAGCGTCGGAAGGGGCAACGCGCTTTGAAGAAGTAGGAATTGAATGTGTGTGGGGCGGTAAGACTCCGGGTGGATTAACTAGGACAACATCAGCGCAGATTGAAGCGTAAGGCGAGTCAGGGTGAAACATGACCCCTTCTTTCATAAGGTTGGCGCAGTTCTTAAGCCTTGCGATTTCATAGTTCAGACGTTTATCAGCCAACGTTGCATCGAGTAATGCGACTTGCTTTTCTGCTGCTGCTCTACATGTTCTGACATGTGAGCGGTCTAGAGGTACTGAGATTGTTGCTGTAATGCCGCCATTAATGGAGAAATTTGTCTTTTGGCCTGTTCTAACCGGTTTATAAAAAAGGATAGCGCCCGGATTATCAGGCCTGCCATCTGGGATGGCATTACCTTCCGAATCAAACGCGCCAATAATATCGAGAGTGTCATAAACCGGATCTGCATAATGACCTTCGTAAGGATCAGCCCAGCCAGTTGTTGTGCTTACAAATGGATTAATATTTAGTGTGGCGCCTTGACAACTAATACCACCGCCGTAAGTGTTCGTAAACTGCCTGGAAGGCACCACCTGCACGGCTTGATTAGTCACTGAACCGCTACTGTTTGCCACTGGTGCTGCTGTACTACTTACTTGCGCTTGTACTGGAGCGGAAAACAGCAAAAGCGTTGCTATGACTCGTTTCATTGCGTAAACGTACTTGTAGTTTCCGTGAGAGATTCAATGTCTGTTTCACGGTTGATCAACGTATGATTTACAAGCCCTGGCCCTTGGAGCGTTTCAACAAACTGAAAAGATGCACCTTGATTTACGATGCGCCATTCTGGTTTTGATGTTGGATCTAGTCCGCGCCAAACACTAGAAATACCATTCACTACGTTAGTTGTTGTACTGATGCTCATTGGAGCAATTGTGGCATCAGGCTCAATATTTGTGCCGCTAACGCTTAACTCATAGCCGGTACGATATTCGTAAGAGTTAATGACTTCAGTGACTTTTGTTTTAGTTGTGGTGGTAGAGGATAGAACGCCTTGCTGAAAATTTGGGACAACAGGCACTGCCTTTGTTGGAGCGGCAAAAAGAATCAGCGAGAAGACAAGCCAATACCACAGCATCACTTGATCGTAAGTTCTTGAATGACTTGACCGATTGCAGTTGTACCAGAATTTCCAGCCGTAATCGTTAAAGCACCATCAGTTGCGATTGTTCCAGCCAGAGTGCCAGCAACACCGCCTGAAGTTGTAGTTGTACTACCGAAGATAGGCAGTGCCGGCACTACTCCTGATGTGACTGTTGTTGAAAGGACTGTCGGGACATCGTCTCCTTCTGTATAGCTTTCGCTGTAACTAAAAGCATCACCAGCAGTGGTAATGCTGTACTCACCTGGAGTATAACCAAGAGCAGTCCCTGAAGTAAGAGTACCGAGCACTGGCTCAGTACTAAGAGTGACGTTAGAGCCAGATACCGCAAATGAAGACGGTATTCTCGTGGCGACAGATCCCGCTCCATCAACTGACAATGAAACTGATGACTGAATGCGATGAGTAATGTCTGCCTGCACTGGAGTGGCAAACAGTGAGATGCCCAATACCAGAGCTAGGCGTTTCATTTTGGTTTTGCCGTAGAGGTCTGTTCTTTAATTGTAGGCTCATCTTTCTTCTTCCTATTGTTCCCAACCGCCAAACCAAAGGAAGCGGCTGTGCCACTCAAGATACTGGCTGGATAAGTTGGATCTAGGGACTGCTTGAAGACGCCAAGGTAGTTGGCGGTGAGAATTGCCATTGCCCAGCCAAGCAATACAACCTTAATAACGTCGCCTAGACGGGAGTTGGATTCTTCCTGTTCTGGCTTTTCTGGTGAATCTGCCATGATGGGGTAACGCTAGAGGTCGAATGGTGGTTGAAATTTGGGCAGCTGTAGCTGGAGCAAGCGTTGGTGTTGCTTCTGCTGGTCTAACGGGAATCAACCGCCAAAGCCAGCAAGGGAGGGATTCCTTGGTACGTCTAACGACTGCTGTCGATAATTTAGCGGGCAGGATGGACATCCTTCACGCAGACATCAGGACAAGAGACCAAGAGATTTTTGCTCGTCTTTCAATGCTAGAACAATCAGTCGCGCGGCTTGAAGGCCATAGCAATCGCAACTAACGTTGTGAGCACACGAAAGTTGTTTGGAGCAGCGATGGGTCTTAGTTTGCTGCCATTCTTTCATTGGTTCCGTGGTACGCCCCATCAGTTGGCTGCAATCAAGGAACTTGAGGAGCGAATGCCTCAAGACCTTTTGGCGGAAGAAGATAACGCATGGTTTGATGCGTGGAAAGCAAGCGGCATTGACCAAGAGGTCTACATGCGATATTTCACTCAACTCGACAATGAATCAGGGACTGGTTATCGCGAGTGTTTCTCGTCAGCGGCTGCGATGGTGGCAGCGTTCTATGGCAAAGTTAAATCAGACAACGAATACAATAAAATACGTGCTCAATACGGTGACACGACGTCTGTCGAAGTTCAACTACAAACGTTAGAAAGTCTTGGGCTAAATGCAAGATTTATCAAAAATGCAGACCGCGATATTATTGAAATAGAAATTGAGATGGGGCGTCCAGTTATAGTTGGCTGGCTAGATAAAGGACCGATCCAGTCACCAACATGCAATTCAATTAGTTGTGGTCATTACAGCGTAATTTCTGGTTACAGGGGGAAGAATAGTTCAGACCCTGAGTGGATTATGCAAGATCCGCGTGGTTTGCCTGACATGCAAAATGGTGGCCATTCTAATCCGCATTTAGGTCGTAACGTACAAGTTCGCCAGTCTGAGTTTGACGCTAGATGGCAGCCAGAAGGCAGCAATACTGGCTGGGCTATTTTAGTTGATAATCTATGAGCTGGTACGTTGTCTGGAGCTATTTAAGTGCGTTCTGGACAACAGTCGTTATTAGCTGCATGAACCCGTACAACTTTAAATACTGTGTACGGGTTGATCAGTGGCTAGCACCTGTTGTTGGTGACATCATGCGTGCAAGGGAGCCATACGCTTCTGAACGCCGTTACTTGGAGTTATTGGAGCGTTTCAATGCATTGGATGATCATCGACCCGAGCCTAGAACAAAAGCTCAATCTTGAATGCACCTGCCGACGAGTTAACGAAGAAACAGACGTTGACCATCTGCAGTCGCTTTGCATAGCTTTAGTCAAGCAAAATTGGCATCAAGCAATTCTGTTGAAGCAAGCTGTCGAACATATTACTCATCTCGATTCTTTGGATTTAGATAAAGCGGCATAACATTCAGTTACGTATTCGAAAAATTTATAAGCATCCCATTCCTGTGACATCTCAAAAGTTCGAGTCATTCCGGCATACTCGACTTTCCAAACCCAGGAGTCGTCTTTTGGAACACAAAGCAATTTCGGCACGCACATTAGAAAAAAAGCGCGGCTCCCTTCAAAAACCGCGCCTAATTAGTTTAGTTATAGATCAGAAAGGGGCGTCGTCAACTTTAGGCTTAACATCAGACATAGCCATAAGCAAATAGTCGTTGCCGTTTTGACTTGTACGAGGCATAAGGTTTGCGCGCAGTTGCACGCAGTCTTCGCCTTTTTGATTTTGGCAACGTTCAGCGTTTTTTGCCCAAGTAAATAAACTTGCAAGTTCAGTCAACGGAATTTCTATCTTGGACCAGTAGTGTCCTTCCTTGTCTTTGTTTTTGTTAAAGTTGCCCCAGAAGGTAAAAGCGTCTTTTGGTTGGTCAGTCATTTTCCTTTAAAAAAGCGAGAGATGATGATGCGAATTGCCTCAGAGGCGTTGTACTCGCGACTCTTCATGAAGTGCCGCAAATGTTCGGCTACATCAGGAGGTAGCCGAACTTGAAATTGATTTTCATTGCCAATTGGGTTTTTTTCGGTCATGCAACAGGGATGTTTGCCTTGATCCAGTCTTGATGTTTAATAGCCTGAATTGCTGTAAAGACTTTAGGCCCTGTAATGTTGAATTGTTTTCGTAATTCTTCAATAAATTTTGATTTTTTAGCGGGGGGAAGGCTCCCAATCATCAGTTTAATAGTTTCCCTGTCGTCTTCGGAAATAGGTCGTTCTTCTGGCGGTAGGGCTTGAACTGAAGTTGCAGTTGCAGGGTCGGCTTTCGGCTTCGTTTCCCGATGCGGGTTTTCAATGTCTTCTCGAGCCCACAACTGCCAGGCAAGACTAAACGTTGCAGCCGCTGCAGTACAAAGGCAGCGCCGGTGCGTATCGGTAAAATCACGAGCAGAGACTTTTGCAAAAGCAATCGGAGAGTTGCGGTTATCCATAACCGACTGCGGGAAGTCAGGTGTGCGTTCACCGTTTGGTCCGGTAAAGAAGCCGACGACATAGGCAGTGCCGTTTGGAGCTTCCCACACGTGGGAACCTGTAGGCGAGGGTTGAACGTTAAACTGCCAACCGGAAGCATGTACGTGCAGCAAGTGCGCGACACGGCACCAATTGACATAGTCAGCCTTGTAGTTGCCGTTGCCTTTTTGACTGACGTCATCGGTCGTAATAACGTCTGAAAGATTAGGTATTAAGAGCGGTGACAGTGATTGTGGTTGCGATGGGTTCGTTGTGTCGGGCATAGCGTTTTAAAGAGTGAATTAAAACAATTAGTGAATCGTCACGTAAAACGGCTTGAGTAACTGATAAAGCGTCTCCAATTGCGCGAACTAGCTTGTCATTGTCAGGGGGAACAATGTGATGATAAGGCGCGGAAGGTACAGTCTGATGAGTTTTACCTTTTGCTGTGCTGAAATGATATTTTGGCCGAGCAAATACAAACTCACAGCGTAGAGATACGGGCGACTCCTTGTCCCACCATTCAGGAACGTATTTTAAAGCTTGTGTCGCTACGTCATGCCGCCATGAATATAATTGTTTTTGATTGCATGCAATAGCATACTTGCCTCTGCGAACTGACATAGACCCCTGCGGCGCAGGAACCCCGAGCACTTTGAATGTAAAGCTGTTAGGCAATTTCGGCATGATATTGTTTAAGTGCTCTTGAAAGAAGCATGTTGACAATTGTCCCGAGCTTAGGTTGTTCTTCTTGAGTGTGCAAAAGAATGCCGTCAATTTTTCTTTCGACTGTTACTGAAGAGTTTTCTTGTATCGCAAGAAGCTGTTCGTGCAACTCTTTCGTCAAATAAACAGAAACGTTGCGGTGTTTTGCATCAACAGTATCTTGCGAGCTTTTTTCAGTGTTTTGTTTGATGTTTAATTTGTCAGCAATTTCCCCTCGCCACCATTTCATTACAATTTCTTTGTTGTAAAAAACGCGCCGGTGTCCTGTTGTTTGTTGTACCCAGTGAACACCACGTTTTAGCGTGCCGTTATGCTTGTAAGCAGCTAAACCTCCGTCCGAAACGCCTAGGTGTTTAGCCATGTTTGGAGTGCACAGCCAAACTCGTCCTTGCTCGTCTTGAAACTTGTTCATTGCTTTAGATAGTTGCATGCTGATTGAACGCCTGCGTTGCAGTCGCGTAGGGTTAAGTCGTCGAGAGTAGTTGTAAGGCAAAAGTAAAAACCGGCCGAAAGAACGCTAATTAAAGCAACCCAAACGACGGCTTCGTTTGTTGAACTAAGATTCACTTGTTACCTCTTTGCTACTTATTTTTTGCATTTCTTGAAAACGTTTTTTTGCTTTTGCTTTTGCAGACATAAGTGAATGACAGGTTTGATGCGCTTGTTCGCGAAGTCGCTTAAGTTTTGTATCGCAAACCCCGACCTCGCGACATTTTTCGACAACGGCTTCTAGTACAGTATCTGAAGACATGTCAAAGTTAGATCCCCAAGAATCGACGGGTTCGCCTGTTACTTTTTCGACAATATGTTCGGTGTCTTCAACTTCTTCAAAAGAAAACAATTGTTTGACAACAATATCGTAGGCCAGCATCAACAAACTTACTTTGCGGCATTCGAAAGTAAGCTCACGTTGTTGATTCCTAAGAATTGTGTGTTGTTCAGAATGATGCTCAGTAAGTTCTTTGACTAAAGGGTCTTGCGAAATAAATTCTTCGAGGTTTAATTTCATGAAAAAGCGGAGGGTGTAGAAGGGCTTGCCGTCCGTATACGCATTAAAGGGGGGTGAGCCCTGTTTGTCCACCCTCTGCCGGTATAAAACGCCGCTATGCTTTATATGTACTGTTTTTAAGCGGTGCACAGGTCTCTTGCAGCGGATCAGGAGTGAGGAGCGTCAGGCGCGTGAGCCGGTTCTAGTCCGCAATTCTTAAAAGTCTGGCTGTATGCATTCGAAGCGCCCCCAGGCGTCTTCCCAGGCGGCAGCGCAGGCGTCTGGCGTTTGACGAATAACCCGGCAGCGTTCTGGACCCGCAACAACCGTTACGCATTCCGAAATCCACAACCGCGGATAATGTTGTTGCATCATCGAGAGGTAAGCGCCGAGCTGCGCGGTTGCTGGCTTACGGCTCCCGACGGCTGCGCGACTGCTTACTGTTTTTAAGTCGCCAAGGACTATCGGCCAGTCTTTCTCGGGTTCGTCGCTTCGAAGACGAATAAGAAAATCAAACGACCCGCCCACTGATCGCTTCGCGTCGCAGAGCCTAAATTCGACTGCGAGCAACTCAAAATCACTAAAAAGGGGCTCGGATCGTAGCGGGTTAAGCCACGGTGTCCAGCGGTCTTCAATCGCAGGTTCGCTGCCTTTTAAAAAGCCTTCGTGCCAGGCGTGCAAAGTATTTCCTCTTAGGGCCCAGCCGTCAGGACCGTCTTTTGTTTCATCAATCCTTGCTCGTTGTCGGGGGTGCATGTCAAACCCGATCACGCTCGAAACTGACTGGGCGAGCCACTCGCCGCGAAGACGGTAGCGGTGCAGGTCTTCGTGAAACGACAGACCTGTGATTTCTTGTAGCGGTTCGACCACGGCTTGTATACGGGTCTTGCCATTATCGGTAAGTTGCGCGAGCCGTCCACCTTGAGCATGCCTACAGACCAAAGCCCTGAATCCCTAAAACCCGCGTCACCATACGTATATGTCGATTCAAGAGTGCTCGAAGAGGTCTACAGAAAAAAACCAATCGGCGTCAGTCCGACAGGATGGGTAAACCTGTTGTTGCAGCGAGCTATTGCCTTAGAGGCCGAGCCGCTGCCGCGCGACTAACGAGCGAGCAATGCCATCAAAGGTCACCGCGTCCGGTTTCGCCATCGTCCCGTACGCCTTAATGGAAAGCATTCGAGACTCAGCCGTTTGGGCTGTTTACGCGGTTGTTCATCGGCATGGCTTTGGCTCGTCTGACGGTTGCTGGACGTCACTTGAGACAATCCGACGTGAAACCGGCGTAAGCCGGAAAGTTGTTCAACGCTGTTTGGGATGGCTTAAAGACTCTGGCTGGCTTATGGCCGAGCATCGGGCCGGGCAGACAACCGTTTACAGGGTTGTTGTTGAAGACCCGGGGAAAGTTGACCTAGGTCGAATCCGACCCAGGTCAGAAACGACCCAGGTCAAAAACGACCTAAGGGTTAGGTCGGAAACGACCTGGGGGGGTAGGTCGAAAACGACCTACAAACAAGAACCCAATAACAAGAACCCAGGAACAAAAACCCCTAATAGGGGTAAAGCCACAAAAACGCTTCCTGAGAAGAAAGACCCGCTCCGTCTTAAGCGCCTCCCGGCGGAAGCTGTGCCGACCGATCTAGCCGACTGCGCAGAACTCCTCGCTGAGTTTTGGGCGTGTAAAAAAGGCACGCGATCAACGCGGGTCTTTACCCGCGTATGTAACAAGCTTCGCGGCTGGTCGCTTGAAGATCGCAAGCGGTCAATCGAAAGCTCGATCAATAACGGTTGGGGCGACGTCTTTGAGCCTCGCCGACAGGCTGCGACCGCCCCTGCTCCGCGTCAGTGGACAGATGAGCAGTGGTCGGCTTTAGATACCGCTTCACTTTTTTAACTGGGACCGTAAGTGGGACCAGCCCTGCAAACCCTGTAAACCCTGCTATGCAAGCCGCAACCTTTCGTCTCGGCCTAAAGGCCGTTGCATCGGTCACCCCCTACGCAAAAAAGCTCACAGACGATGAGATCGGGTTTTTATTCCTGACGATTCCCCAGGCTGTTAAAGACGCCGTGACAGATCAAATGTGGGCATACGCTTGCTCGCAGTATCGGCTCGACCCTTCGCCGAACAAAGAAATGCCTTTAGATCAGCAGCTTTTGTCCTACGTTTAC